CGGGGCTCCAGGCGCTTGTGCGCTACGACGACCTTACCAGGGTGCCGTCACTGAATGGATCTGCGCCTTCCTCGTATATTTAATGACGAGGATGATGCCTAATAATAGTCCTGGTGTCTGTACTAGCCGGTCCGTTAATTCGGGCGGCTTGGCAAAGCCCAGGCAAGCCATCCATATGGGTTATGGTGACTCATGTGTATCTTTGGCACGAACGGATCTTACCGCCCGTCTTCCCTGTCCGTTGACAGGGTGGTGAGCTGCCGTTACGCCCGAAGTAGGCGCAGTTCCAATTCAAATCCTGTTGGGATAATCCTTCCCATAAGGAAGACATCCCTCCAGGTATCTGTATGGAGGATAACCATCCGGAGCAGCAGATGCCTTATGTCACACAGACTCGACACGATCCGTACGTTCCACTCATTGCAAATTTCAGAGTGGAAGGATCTCCTCGAGATACTGGCGATATTGGCATCCCTGTTAGTAGTCAAACTACCACGTCTTGGCGCAGCAATATGCGTACGCAAGACCCGGATGCGGCTTTTAACGAATTGTCAGGACCAGAAATGGCGAGGCAACTCCAGTCGAACTATCGTACTCGGTACGATAACGGCCATGAGTTCTCCACGTCGAAAGAGTACATTATCCTCCCTAACGGGAGAACTAATATGTACTCTCTGGCTAACCTGGTGGGGTCGGGTCCCTATCATCAAACCTATGAGGGCGCTGTTTACCCTAAGGTCACTGATTTTAATAACCTTCTCCCTGATATGGTGTATCCTAATTCTGGTGATATTATCCAGGATGGGACATCCGCTATCAGACAAACAGTTCCTACAAAGCCGGAGGCAGGCTTAATCACAGCGCTCCTCGAGTTTGGGCAGAAGATGCCCGAGCTTGTAGGTCTCAGGTTCTTGCGAGAGGGCTTCTCCGGCGATACTGTCGGAAAAGAGCACCTCAACCTTGAGTTTGGGATAAACTCCACGATAAGAGATGTGGAGCAGCTGGCGCTCGGAACGTTGAACTTCCATCGAAAGTTGGAACAATACGTCCGAGACGGCATGCCCGATAGGGCTGTTCGCCGTAAGCTTACCTTGTATAGTCGCTCGTCACTCAACGTTAAAGGGAACGAGAATATCGTAGGCATTCGGATGAGTCCG